CTTAATGCAAGAGATGACATTAAAAGACAACTTAGAGGATTTGATGTCGAAACTCGAAGGAAACGAGTGATACATAGAGGGTGCCATTGCATTAATTGATGTATAGTGGTATAATAACAACATAGTAATTCAAACATTATGGCAAAAGGTTTTACAGTTAAGACTGCTGCACCAACAAAGAAGAAGACAGACGACTTTGATTTGGTAGCAGCAAAAGAAATGATAAGAGGAAAGACTATCGTATTCTGTCTACCTGGTAGAGGGGTTTCCTATCAGTTCCTCAAGAGTTTTGTATCATTATGCTTTGATCTGGTACAGAGTGGAGCAAGTATCCAAATCTCTCAGGACTACTCATCGATGGTCAACTTTGCAAGATGCAAGTGTCTTGGTGCGAATGTTCTTAGAGGGCCAGATCAGAAACCTTGGGATGGTAAGTTAGAATACGACTATCAGTTATGGATTGATAGCGATATTGTATTCGACACCGAGAAGTTCTATCGTCTTGTACAACATGATAAGGACATTGCAGCAGGTTGGTACATGACAGAGGATGGCAGAACTACCTCAGTTGCTCACTGGTTAGAAGAAGGTGATTTCCGTCAGAACGGTGGAGTCATGAATCACGAGACTGGTGAATCCATGTCCAAGCGTAAGAAACCTTTCACAGTGGATTACACAGGATTTGGTTGGACTCTTATAAAGAAAGGAGTCTTCGAGCACGAGAAGATGAAGTATCCTTGGTTTGCTCCTAAGATGCAGGTGTTTGAATCTGGTGAGGTTCAGGACATGTGTGGAGAAGATGTATCTTTCTGCTTAGATGCAATGGAAGCAGGTTTTGAGATCTGGTGTGATCCAGTCATTAGAGTTGGTCATGAGAAGATGAGGGTTATCTAACCTTCTCTTCTGGCCGCGGCCGTTAAAGGGGCGAAAAAAATCGTCGTAAAAGTTCATTATTCTTTATGAGGTATTAAACAATGGGAATGAGAAGTCTAAGTGGTGAAACACAAATTGAAGCCACACCGAAAAAGACGAGACAAGGAAGAGGAAAGCATACTAAGTATTCTGCTACGAGTAGAAACAAAGCAAAGAAGATCTATAGAGGACAAGGTAGATGAGTGTCTTTGATGATGACGTAAAGATCACTATCAACCTTAATCAACTCGTCGAGGTACGTGCCAAACTATTGACTCAGTACGAAGACTACTCACATGCAATATCTACTGGTGAGTATCTCGATGAAAATGATATAGATCGTATTGCAACTCAATTAAGAGAAACACTTACTTGGGATTCAATCTACTTTATGGTAGATGGTGCAATACTCGATTATATGGGTTTAAAGAATCCAAACAAACCTAACTATGGTGAAATACAACCTGAACCTGGCCGTGAAGCAATGTTGAATGAAATTGAAAAGAATAAGAAACAGTTTGAAATGGTCGATCTAGTATCACCTGCATGGACTATCCAAGTACCAAGGAGGAAGAAATGAGTTTCGATAGTAACTACTATAGTAAGTACGGTAAGAACATTATCAGTCAGAATGGAGAAGATGGGGTCATTGAGCAATTGTTCAGTGACCTTAATATTACTGATGGAATAGTTGTTGAATTTGGTGCATGGGATGGAGTATACCTAAGTAACATTTTTAATCTATGGAAAAATAAAGGTTTTAAGGCACTTCTTATAGAAGGAGACTCTAATAGAGCAAATGATTTGCTTAAGACGTTATATGAATATGATAATACTGAAGCAATGAATTGTTTTGTTGATCCAAAGTCAACAGGAGAGTATTGTTTGGATAATTTACTAAAACTATCCGAATTTGGTATTACAAATGATAATCTATCATTAATATCAATGGATACTGATGGGCTTGATTATGAGATATTTGAATCTTTAACTGAATATCGACCTAAAGTAGTGATTATTGAGACTTTGACTCTTCAAGATGGAGAAGACATGTATGAAGATAGACATAAGAAGGGTATAAAGGGAAATACTGGTTATATTATCAACAATTTAAAGTCAACTTGGAATTTAGCAGAGAAAAAAGGGTATAAAGTAGTATGTCATACAGGAAATGCATTCTTAGTGAGAGATGATTTGGTGGATTTGCTACCAGATGCTGATTTTTCCTTTGAAAGTGTTCATTGTTATGAATCAGACAATGCAATTTGGCAATCTTTGAATGAAAAGGGTGAAAAAACAGAAAATATTAACTACCAAACTACAAAATACCAAAATCTTCTAAATGAGGTACTAAAATGACCAAAGAAGAATTAGCAATGAAGTATATTAAAGCTGCATCTGTCTTATTAGGGTGCGATTTTACTGTTTGGGACACTTATAACGGTACAACTAAAAAAGAAGGGCGAAAAATAACTATAGAATACGAAAAAATGGAAGAAAAAGACGAAAAAGAGCAATATGACAAGATTCCTAGTCGTTATTAAGCAATAAATACTAAAAACCATTATAGATATATTAACAAAGTATATCAATTCTGAATGGCCGTACAAATATCTCGTGCATTTAAGGACATTAGTTTGTCCTTTTCGAGACATCCAGTTACAAATGACCTTGTAGTTCTTAAAAATGAGGACGCAATTAAGAAATCGGTAGTAAATTTATGCCGAACTAAACTTAATGAGCGATTTTTTAATGAATTATTAGGTACAAGGATTGAAGATTCTTTATTTGACTTAAATAATGATGATATTGCCTCTGTTTTGGAGACAGAAATAGAGACTTTATTAGAAAACTATGAACCTAGAATCACTCTTAATGATGTTTCTGTCATGGCTCAACAAGATAATAATGATTTATACATTCGTATTGGTTATTTGATTACAGGATTACCTTTTCCTCCACAGAATATAGAATTTTTACTACAACCGACTAGGGTATAATGGCATTTAATCAGTTTACTAACTTAGATTTTAACGATTTACGTACTCAAATTAAGAATTATTTGAGATCTAACTCATCATTTACGGATTTTGACTTTGAAGGGTCTAATTTCTCCATATTAATTGATACTCTGGCATATAATTCCTACATTACTTCGTATAATACGAACATGGCTGTCAATGAATCTTTCATTGATAGTGCTACTTTAAGGGAAAATGTCGTTTCATTAGCAAGAAACATTGGTTATGTACCAAGATCTAAGAAAGCATCAATTGCAAAAGTAAGTTTTAGTGTTGATATAACAGGAAAAGCAGTACAATCAGTTAAATTACATAAAGGAATTGTTGCAGTTGGATCAATTTCAGGAGGAAATTACATATTTTCTATTCCAGATGACATTACTGCTACTCCAGATCCTAGTGGTATTGTAAGATTTGAAAATATTTCAATATATGAAGGAACTTATTTGACAAAAACCTTTAAAGTTAATGATTCTTTGCCAGATGAGAAATATATAATTCCAAATCAGAACGTTGATACATCAACAATTCGTGTAACTGTTAAAACTAACGTTATTGAGAATTATGTTCCTTATACGAATATTTTTGATGTCAATAAAGAATCAAGATTATTCTTGGTACAAGAGATTGAAGACGAAAAATATCAAATTCTATTCGGAGATGGTACTTTAGGTAAAAAACCAAAGGATGGAAGTGATATTGAAGTAAGTTATATCCTTACAAATGGTATTGAAGGTAATGATGCTGCTAATTTTAACTTCAGTGGCAAGTTGACTTATATGCTTGGTGGAGTTGAGACAAGTATTGATGATGGTATAACTGGTTTAAGCACTCTACAAGCGTCTGAGAACGGTGATTCTATAGAATCTATAGACAATATCAAATATCTTGCTCCAAGGGTATATGCATCCCAATACAGGGCAGTTACACCAAATGATTATACTAGTTTAATACCATTTTTATATCCAAATATTGACTCTGTGAGTGCATATGGGGGCGAAGAACTAGATCCACCTCAATATGGTAAGGTTTATATCACTGTTAAACCAAAAAATGGTGAAATATTGTCTGATGTGGCTAAAGAATCAATTAGAACTGACTTGAAAAAGTATACAGTTGGTGGAATTAAGCAAGAATTTGTTGATTTGAAGTATTTGTATGTCGAATATGATTCAACTGTGTCATATGACTCTGGATATGTCCCAAATAAACAGGAATTGCACTCTAGGATTCTTTCAGCTATAGAAACTTATGCAAAATCATCAGATATTAACTCATTTGGTGGTAGATTGAAGTATAGTAAGTTGGTTTCTATTATTGATAAGGTTGATACTGGTATTACATCCAATATTACTAAAATTGTGATGAAGAGGATAATGGTTCCAGAGTACAATTTCCTTGCTAACTATGAAATATGCTATGGAAACCAATTCCATGCTGATATGGAAGGTTTTAATATCAGATCCTCTGCATTTAAGTTAGAAGGTGTTGCTGGAAACGTATATTTGACTGATTTACCATATAGTGATGGAAAAACGGGAACAGTCAAGTTTTTCACTATTGTAGATAATGCAATTAACTATATTAATGAAAATGCTGGTATAGTTGACTATAAAAAAGGTGAAATTATCCTTTATCCAACGACTATTACAACAAGTAGTGTGAATGCTGGAATTGAAATTGAAGTTACTCCAGAATCCAATGATATCATCGCAAAAGAGAGTATTTATATTGTGCTAGATAATACTGGAAGTACATTAAATCTCAAAGAAGATACAATTGTTGCAGGAGCTAACAAATCTGGAACAAATTATGTACCACCATCAAGTTTCATCAGTACTAAAAAGTTTACAAGATAAGAAATGACAACTAAAAAAGTACAAATATCTGATATTTTAAGTAGTTTATTACCTGATTTTATTGAATTTGATAATACAAAATTCACAGAATTTTTGGAGCAATATTATATTTCTGAGGAACATCAATATGGATCAACTTATCTTGCTGATAATTTAAATGAATTTAAGAGAATATCTAATTTAGTTGATGTTTCTAAGGCAGAAGAGCAAACATTACCACCTCCAAATGCTCTTTTACCTACAAAACCTATAATATTAGCAATTAATGCATTAGCATATGACTCTAAAATATATCTAGCTCACAGTGACACAACTGTAACTCCAGCACAAACATTATCAATTCCTGTAGAAGGTCTTCCTGATACTTATGGACTTATTAAAATTGACAATGAAATTATAACTTATACGAATAAGGCATTTGATGAAAGTACTGGATTGACTGAATTAAGTGGATGTGTTCGTGGTTTTAGTGGTATTTCTGAAATTGATAATCCAAGTAACCCAGAATTTCTGACATTTTTGGATTCAAATAGTGATGCACATGAAGCAGGAACACTTGTTGTCAATCTAAATTTTATATTTTTAAATAAATTTTACGAGAAACATAAGGAGCAATTCTTACCAGGACTTGAAAAAAGGCAATTTAAGCAAGGACTTTCTTCTGAAAATATATTATCAAGAGCAAAAGACTTTTATAGTTCAAAGGGAACAGATGTTTCATTAAGAATTCTATTTCAAGTACTATTTGGGGAAGAAGTATTTGTAGTAAAACCTTTTGATGAGACACTTATTCCATCTGAAGCAAGATGGAGTGTTACTGATGATATGATTGTGGAAGCCTTACAAGGTAATCCACTTAATTTAGTTGGGACAAAACTATTTCAAGGAGATGAAGATTTTCCAACAGCATCAGGTGCTGCAGAGAATGTTCAACAAGTATTTTTAGGGGATAAGCATTATTATAAAATTTCCTTTGTTAAAGGTTCTGTTAGGAATGAAAATGAACCAGGAATGCCTCCTGAGTTTGTTATTAATAGTAAAACGCAAATATTACAGAGAATAAAGGATAGAAGTGTAGTAACTGTTGATTCTACTGTTGGTTTTCCAGAAAAAGATGGTGTTTTTTACTACTTAGATCCATTTACTGACTATAAAACATATTCTACAGTATCATATGGGTCAAAATCATACAATCAGTTCTTTGATTGTGTTGGTATTGGT